GAGGTGGTGCTGAACTGGCTGGGCGCGATCATCCACCTGTGGCCTGGGCCGGTGATGTTGGTCCAGCCGACGGAGCTGATGGCGAAGCGCCTCAACAGCCAGCGGCTGCGGCCATTGCTGCGCGAGACGCCGGTGCTGGCGGAGCGCATCGCCCCGGAGCGGAGCCGGGACAGCGAGAACAGCATGTTCCTGAAGAGCTTCCAGGGCGGCGTGTTCGTGCTGACTGGCGCGAACAGCGGCAGCGGGCTGCAGTCGATGCCAGCCGCCTACCTGCTGGCGGATGAGGTCAGCAGCTACCCGCATGAGGCGGACGACAAGGGCGATCCATTGGAGAACGCGGAGGCTCGGACCACCACGTTCCCGATGGGGAAAGTCCTCGTCACGTCAACGCCAGGCACGCGTGGCGCGTGCCGCATCACGGCTGAGTTCGAAACCCGATCAGACCAGCGACGGCTGGCTGCCTTCATGCCGTGCTGCAACGCCAAAGAGGTGATCCGCTGGCGCGAGCACATGGTCTGGGATCGCGCCGATGGCGAGGTGTGGTGCCAGTGTCCGGCGTGCGGTGAGCGACTGCCGCAATACCACAAGGCCACCATGCTCGCTGGCGCCGAGTGGCGTGCGAGCGCTGCTGGTGACGGGCAGACCGCGGGCTTCCACCTGCCTGGCTGGTATGCGCCGGCCGGCTGGACGCCATGGGAGCAGATCCGCGACGAGTTCCTGCGAGCGAAGGCTGATCCCCTGCTGCTCAAGGGCTGGGTCAACAAGCGGGCGGCAGAGGCCTGGGAGGACGAGTCGGTGGCACGCGTCAGTGCCGATGGTCTGATGACCCGTGCTGCGGCAGACCCATATCCCAGCGGCTATTGCCCAGCTGGTGTGCTGCTGCTGGTCGCAGCGGTCGATGTGCAGGACACGTGGTTGGAGGCCTCAGTGTGGGGGTTCGGGCGAGGCGAGGAAAGCTGGCTGATCTGGCACCAAAGGGTTGATGGCAGCCCAGCTGAGCCGGATCCATGGGGGCAGATCGACAGCATCCGACGGCTCGAATGGCCTCGCGAGGGCGGCGGCAGCATGACCATCCGAGCTGTTGGAGTGGACACCGGCGGTCACTTCACGCAGGAGGCGTACGAGTTCTGCCGTGCCCGTGCTCGCGAGGGCGTGGTGGCGCTGAAGGGCTCGAGCACCAGGGCAGCGCCTGCGCTGGGCAGAGGATCGAAGCAGGATGTGAACTGGCGCGGGAAGGTCGTCAAGGGCGGCGTGGTGCTGTACATGGTCGGCACCGACACGATCAAGCGCAGCATCTACGCCAGGCTGCAGATCCAGCAGCCCGGGCCTGGCTTCGTTCACTTCGGCCAGAACGCGACTGACGAATACCTGGAAGGCCTTACATGCGAGCGATTGATTCCTCGAATGGTCAAAGGATTCCAGATCCTCGAATGGCAGAAGCCCGCCAATGCGCGCAATGAACCACTGGACACAGCGGTCTATTGCGTGGCCATGCTTGAGCTGGTGAAGCGCCGCTACAACCGGGCCACGATGTGGGATCAGCTGGCAGCGCAGCTCACGGCAGAGCCGCCCGACAGATCGCCGCGACGGCGTGCGACGACTGCAGCGCCGCGGGATGGCGGGTTTGTGGGCGGATGGTGAGGGCTATCGTGAGCTGATAGCAGTGCTGCGATGCCGGTTCCCGCCACCATCCATGCAGGCAACACGGTGCAATGGGTTGAGCCGCCAGCGCTGGACCTGAACGGTGATGCTGCGACGTCTGCATCGTGGACGCTGACGACGTTCCTGCGGTTCAATGCCGCGAGCGAGGGCGCGACGGTCGTTGGGACGGCCCGGGCCGACGGCGGCTGGGACAACAGCATCAGTGCCACGACGACCGGGGGGTTTGACCCAGGCGTCTGGCGGTGGGAGTCACGGATCAGCAGTGGCGCGGTGGTGATCACCATCGGCGCTGGATCGTTCCAGGCGCTGCGCAGCCTGTCGTACACCGGCACGCCTGGTGCATTCGATGGCCGCAGCCAGGCCGAGCAGGACCTGGAGGCGGTGCAGGCCGCGATCCGCGCCATCGTCAGCCGTGGTGCGCGGTCCTACTCGATCGGCACCAGGACGTACTCGGCGCAGGACCTGAGCGACCTGATGGCACGAGAGGCGCAGCTGAAGGCGATCGTGAACCGTGAGCGAGCGGCCGAGAAGATCGCGGCCGGCCTGGGCGATCCTCGCAATCTGTTCGTGAGGTTCGGAGCATGAGCAAGCGCCGCAAGACCGCACCGCCACCGCCTGCTGCAGCGGCTTCGCCGCGGCCGGTCCGTCGCCGCGCCTACGAGGGTGCGACGGTCTCCAGGCTGACGGCCGACTGGGTCACCTCCTCGACGTCAGCCGACGCCGAGATCGACGGCAGCCTGGTGCGGCTGCGGAACCGATCACGGCAGCTGTGCCGCGACAACGCCTATGCCAGGCAGGCGCTGCGGGCGATCGGGCAGAACGTGGTTGGGCAGGGCATTCGCCTGCAGGCCCGTGTGCCTGGTTCGGGCGGCATGACGGATCAGCGCAGCAGCCAGGCCATCGAGCAGCTGTGGCGCCGCTGGACACGTCACGACTATTGCCACTGCGCCGGCCGGCTGGCATTCGAGGAGATCGCCCGCCTGGCGATTCAGGCGATGGCGGAGTCGGGTGATGTGTTCATCCGTCTGGTGCCGCAGGTGTTTGGTCGCAGCCCGATCCCCCTGGGCCTGGAGATCCTGGAAGCCGATCTGGTCGATGAGGGCAAGACCGAGGGTCCGGACCGGGATGGCAACGAATGGCGCATGGGTGTCCGGGTGAACCGCTGGGGGAGGCCGATCGCCTACCGGTTCCGGACTCGGCACCCGGGTGATCTGGCTGGATCGGTCGGCTACTCGTTCCTGGACGTTCCCGCCGAGGAGGTGATCCATCTGGCGATCATCGACCGGCCCGGGCAGACGCGTGGTGTGCCGTGGTTTGCGGCGGCGATCAAGCGGCTGCACCACCTGGCCGGCTACGAGGAGGCGGAGGTCGTGCGGGCTCGTGCGTCGTCCTCGCTGATGGGATTCATCAGCAGCCCCGAGGGCGAGCTGATCGGTGATGACGTCTACGACGCCGACCGGGTGACCAACTTCGAGCCAGGCGTGTTCAAGTACCTGGCACCCGGTGAGTCGGTCAACGTACCGCAGCTGGATGCGCCTGATGGCCAGTTCGAGCCGTTCTTGCGGGCGATGCTGCGCGCCGTGGCGGCATCGATCGGCTGTAGCTACGAGACGGTCTCCAGGGACTTCAGCCAGTCGAACTACAGCTCCAGCCGACTGAGCCTGCTGGAGGATCGCGAGCACTGGCGGATGCTGCAGCAGCATCTGATCGATCACCTGTACTGGCCGGTGTTCGAGCGCTGGATGATGGCTGCGATCGGCAGCGGCGCCCTGCAGCTGCCAGGCGGCGTGGCCATGCCGGGCATGTACCACCAGCTGGTGCGGTGGTTCCCTCGTGGGTGGGGCTGGGTGGACCCGACCAAGGAGGTGCAGGCGTACCAGGCTGCGGTGCGCTGTGGGTTTGCGACGCAGGCGCAGATCGTGGCTGAGCAGGGCATGGACCTGGAGGACATCCTGCAGGGCCGTGCGACTGAGGTGCAGCGCGCCGCCCAGCTGGGGCTGCAGTTCGACACCAACCCAGCCGACGACCGCGAAGGTGGCGCGCCTGCGGCCAGCCCGGACGAGGCCGATGAGGTCGAGAGCCCGGACGATCCAGAGGATGAGGATGACGACGTGGAGGATCAGGGGGACGACGTGGAGGATCAGACCTGATGGCGAACGTCAACGGAACCGAGATCAACCTGGAGCCGACGGCCGGCATGCGCGCCGAGGCCGAGCGCTACCGGGCATGGAAGGAGGAGGGCAGGCGTGGCGGCACAGATGTTGCCGCTACTCGTGCCAGCCAGATCCTGTCGGGTGACGAGCTCAGCCCCGAGACGGTGATCACCATGTCGGCGTGGTTCGCACGACACGAGGTTGACAAGGCCGGCCAGGGATTCAGTCCTGGCGAGGACGGCTACCCATCGCCCGGTCGCGTGGCGTGGGCGGCATGGGGCGGTGATCCAGGCAAGACCTGGGCTGATGCGAAGGCTGAACGGATTAAGGCTGTCAGCGATCGGTCTATCCTGAGCACAACTATCGCCGCGCCTATGGAACTGCGCGAAATCAACCAGGAGCAGCTCCGGCGCATCGATGCCGTCGAGTTCAGCCGCAGCGGCGAGAGCGAGGAATCGCGTTCGTTCCAGTTCTCGTTCTCGTCTGAGACGCCAGTGGATCGATGGTTCGGCACCGAGGTGCTGAGCCACGACGCCAGCGGTCCTGATCTGACTCGCCTCAATGACGGCGCACCACTGCTCTGGAATCACAATCCAGACCAGGTCCTGGGCGTCGTCGAGCGAGGCTGGGTGGACCCGGACAAGCGGCGTGGCATGGCCAACGTGAGGTTCAGCCGCTCGGCATTCGCAGAGGAAAAGCTGCGCGATATTCGCGATGGCATCCTGCGGAATGTGTCGTTCGGCTACAAGATCCTCGAAACCCAGGCCGGCGCCAATGGCTCCGTGGTTGCCACTCGCTGGCAGCCTTTGGAGGTGTCGGTGGTCTCGGTGCCAGCCGACTCCGGCGTCGGCATCGGCCGCAGCCTGACCAGTTCTCCAGCGGCACCCGCCGCATCACCCGCCACCAAGCAAATGGAAGAGACCAACACCCACAACACCATCGATGTGGCTGCGGTGCGTGCCACTGCAGCTGCTGAGGAGCGCGCTCGCGTTGCCTCGATCACCGGCCTGTGCCGGCAGCACCAAGCCGAGGATCTGGCCCAGGGCCTGATCGAGCGCGGTGCCAGCGAGGCTGAGGCCATGCGCGGCATCCTCGACACCATCTCGAAGCGCCAGGCGCAGCCCGTTCAGGCCGCCACGCCTGCTGCGCCGGCACCCCAGCCGATCGGCTCGAACACCGCCGACATCGGCCTGTCGGATCGTGAGGCTCGCTCGTTCTCGTTCCTGCGAGCCATCCGGGCTCAGGCCAGCCCGAACGATCGTGCGGCATGGGAGGCCGCGTCGTTCGAGCGCGAGGTGAGCGACGCCACCGCGGCCCGGATGGGCATCGCCCGCGACGGCATCCACGTTCCCCACGATGTCCTGCGTCGTGACCTGACGGCCAGCAGCGCCACGGCCGCTGGTGACCTGATCTTCACCGATGCTCGCCCTGGCTCGTTCATCGAGCTGCTGCGCAACCGCCTGGCGCTCACCACCCTCGGCGTCCAGACCCTGACCGGCCTCACTGGCCCGGTCGCTATCCCCAAGCAGACCGGTGCCGCGACCGCCTACTGGGTCGCTGAGAAGGGCACGCTGACTGAATCCAACCCGACGGTTGGTCAGATCAACATGACCCCCAAGACATGCGGTGCCTATACCGAATTCAGCCGTCGTCTGCTCATCCAATCGTCGATGGATGTCGAGACGATGGTGCGCAATGAGCTGACCGCCATCCTGGCGCTGGAGATCGATCGCGTTGCCCTGTACGGCACTGGCTCATCCAGTCAGCCGCTCGGCCTCAAGAACGTCACCGGCATCAACACCAAGGACTTCAACGCCAAC